GCCCCTGGGTCTGGGTAGTATGCGAACAATGCGGCGAGGGAAGATGGGTGCGCCGGAACGATGCCAAACATCTTGGGCCTCAACATTGGTGCTCAAAGTGCGGTCCGAAATATGCGCATTGGAAAGGCGGGCGCCGGACACGACCAGATGGATATATACGCGTCTTGGCGCCAGAAGGTCACCCGCACCCTTGCGAAGCCCATCGGGGCGTGGCTTATATCTTAGAACACCGGCTGGTTATGGAGCAAAAGATTGGCCGTTATCTTGAGCAAAAAGAGGTGGTTCATCACCTGAATGGAGATCCATCTGATAATCGACCTGACAATCTTGTACTCTATAAATCACAATCTGCGCATATAGCCGAAGGACATAATGACTGAATTGCATGTTCACTTGCCGGCCCTGCATGATGGGCAGAGGGAGATCCAGCGCTCAGAGGCGAGATACAAAGTTCTCGCCTGTGGGCGCCGAATAGCTGGGGCAAGACACGCCTCGGCGCCTTGCTGTGCATAGAGACGGCGCTGCGCGGCGGACGCGCCTGGTGGGTCGCGCCAAGCTACAAGATGGCCAATGTAGGCTGGCGCACGATATACAAGCTGGGCGTCCAGGTGCCAGGCAGCATAACGAACAAGACCGATCGCATCTTACAAATGCCAACCGGCGGCTGGGCGCAAGTGCGCAGCGCAGACGATCCTCAGAGCCTGCGCGGCGAGGGCCTGGATTTCGTTGTGCTCGATGAATGCGCATTCATGCGCGAAGAATCTTGGTCAGAAGCGCTAAGGCCGGCGCTATCCGATCGCCAAGGGCAAGCCATGTTCATCTCGACGCCAAAAGGGCGCAACTGGTTTTGGCACCTTTGGCAGCGTGGGCAAGACGGCGGCGAATGGCAGAGTTGGCAACGCCCGACGGGCGAGAATCCGTTTATTGCCGAAACGGAGATACAGGCTGCTCAGCACGATTTACCTGAGCGCATCTTTGCCCAAGAGTACATGGCCAACTTCCTGGATGACGCCGGCGGCGTGTTTCGCAAGGTTATGGACGCGGCGAGAGCCATGCCAGCCAAGCCAGAGCCAGGCGCCCAGTATGTCATGGGCGTAGACTGGGGCAGGTACGAGGACTTTACTGTCATCTCAATCCTGGACATGGCCAAGCACGAAATGGTGGCGATGGACAGGTTCAATCAGATTGACTATGGCTTTCAGACGCGACGCCTCAAGGCGCTGGCAGAGCGGTACAATCCCACAACGATCATCGCCGAAAAGAACAGCATGGGCGATCCGCTTGTGACCCAGCTCCAAAAAGATGGCTTGCCAGTGTGGGGATTCACGACCACGAATGCAACCAAAGCCAGGATCATTGAGGACTTGTCACTCGCCTTTGAGCGCAGCGACCTGGCCATCCTCAATGATCCGATTCTGATTGGCGAGCTCCAAGCCTATGAAATGGAGCGCTTGCCTAGCGGCCTTGTGCGCTATGGCGCGCCGCCGGGCATGCACGACGACGCCGTAATGAGTCTGGCCTTGGCCTGGTATGCGTGTGCAAGCAACGCCCATCGGCCAGCCGTATCATACCAAGGATAACATGGCGGAAATCACGGATCTCAAGCTAGCGTACACGGCCCTGCAGAGCAAGCAGGCGCCGTATACTATCCTCTGGTCTTATTACAATGGGGACCAGCCTCTCCGCTACTCCACCGAGCGACTACGCGAGGTCTTCCGCGATCTATCGGCGCGATTCACGCAGAACTGGTGTAGCGTTGTGGTGAACGCCTCGCTTGATCGAATGAACCTCTTGCGATTCAGCATAGCCAACGACGAACGCTCCTCAGACAGAGCCAACGAACTTTGGACAACCACAGAGATGACGCTGGATGACGTGGACGTGCACTTGGCGGCGCTGGTAATTGGTGAATCGTTTGTCGTAGTGTGGCCAAACGAGGAGGGCGCCGTAGAGGCCTATTACAACGACCCGCGCAACTGCCATCTGTTCTACGAGACCACGAACCCGCGTAAAAAGCGCATGGGCTGCAAGTGGTGGGTAGGCGACGAGGGCGAGCGGCGATTGACACTCTATTATCCTGATCGCCTCGAGTATTACGCCAGCGCACAAAAGGCGGATCAAATCAGCTCATCAGCAGCGCTGAGGCCTGCTGAACCGCCCTCGGCGCCGAATCCCTATGGCGAAATTCCCATCTTTCATCTGCGGCGTGAACGCCGTTCCATCGAGAGCGAGCTGGCGAACCTGGTGCCGCTACAGGACGCGATCAACAAGCTCCTGGCTGACATGATGGTGGCCGCAGAGTTCGGCGCCTTTCGCCAGCGGTGGGTGATAACCAATGCCGACACAAAGACACTCAAGAACGCGCCCAACGAAATCTGGCAGATCCCCGCTGGCGACACGATGAGCCAGGGCTCACAGGTGGGCGAGTTTGGCCAGACTGACCTGGGCGTCTATCTGGGCGCCATGGACAAGCTGGCAACGAGCATCGCCGTTATCTCACGCACGCCCAAGCATTACTTTTTCGACGCGGGCGGCGATCCAAGTGGCGAGGCACTGATTGTCATGGAAGCGCCATTGACGCACAAGGTGGAGACGTACATTGAGCGCTTTAGCCACATCTGGCGCAAGGTGATGGCTTTCATGCTGCGCGTAGATGGCATAACAGTGGATGAGTGGAGCATCGAGCCGCAATTCGATGATCCGGCCACGATTCAGCCATACACGCAGGCACAAATTCGCTTGACCAATGGCAACGCGGGCATACCGCTGAGAACGCAGCTCAGGCAAGAGGGTTGGAGCGAGGATGAGCTAGCGATGATGGACAAAGACAAAGCCGACGAATCGGCAGCGGGTGCGGCGTCGTTTGGCGCAGCCATGGCCGAGGCGGCGCGCAGAGCCAGCGCAGGGGAGACGGAGGTCTAGTAGGGAGCGTCATGCTTAGATTACGGGCATATAAGACCAAGCTCATACTAAACAACGAAGAGCGGTCATGGTGTGCTCGATGTGCTGGGGCGTCCAGGTGGTGCTATAACTGGGGCCTCGGCGAGATGAAAGCGGCCTATGAGCAAGGGCGCAAAACGTCCGTGATGGCTGAAAAGAAGCGCCTCAATGCGATCAAGGATGATATAGCGCCATGGCTGCGAGAGATGCCCTATGTTGTCCTGCAATGCGCCTTTGATGATCTGGACGCGGCCTATCGGAACTTTTTCCGGCGCGTGAAGCAGGGAGATGCCAAGGCGGGCTTCCCGCGATTCAAGTCGCGCAAGCGCAACCTGGGCCGATTCCGATTGATGGGGAGCATTCACGTAACAGAGACGCAAATTAGGCTGCCCAAGACTGGATGGCTGCGCCTTGCTGAACATGGCTATCTGCCTGTTGATGGGCGCGCCAAGTTCCTATCGGCTACGGTCTCGGAGACGGCGGCGGGAGATTGGTACGTGAGCCTACAGGTAGAAGAAGAAGTATCCGAGCCGGAACCGGCACAAGGCGAACCGATAGGGATTGACCTGGGCATTCATGCGTTGGCCGTTCTGAGCGACGGGACAGTCTATGAGAACCCTCGCCATCTGGCCGTTCATGCACGCAAGATAGCGCGGCTTAGCAGAGAACTGGCGCGACGCAAGCAGGGCAGCGCAAACTGGCGCAAGACTAAGGCCAAGCTGGCCAGGGAGCATGAGTGCGCACACAACGCAAGGCGACATATGCTCCACCAGATTAGCGCCGAGACGGTGGCGAAAGAGCCGATAGCGATTGTCATGGAAGACCTGAACGTCAAAGGCATGATGGCCAATCATCATCTGGCGCGAGCGATTAGCGACCTGGGTATGTATGAGTTGCGCCGTCAAATGACCTACAAGGCCACATGGAATGGCTCTGACGTGCTTCTGGCAGACACATGGTATCCGTCCAGCAAGACGTGTTCAGCATGTGGGCATGTGCGCGAGACGCTAGAACTAGATGAGCGCGAATATATTTGCCCGCATTGTGGACTTGTGATTGACCGCGATCTGAATGCGGCGATCAACCTTAAAAATCTGGCATAGCAGTATACAACCGGTAGAATCGCCGGGGGTTGCCTGTGGAGTTGGGAAGGTGCCTGGGCGCCCACTGTGAAGCAGGAAGGAAGCAGCGCCAAATGCGCGTCAGTCTTCCGGTGCATCTATCTATGCAATGGGTGCGCTCCACGCGTATGTGGGGCATTCGAGGCGCTGCTGGGCATCGCGGAGGAAGATGAGTTGATCGACGAATGGGTGCGCTCCACGCGTATGTGGGGCATTCGATCAGCGCCACGTTGTGGGTGCAGTGAATCATGGCTGACCCGTTGGTGATCCAGGTGATGCGTCAACACAAGCAAGCGCTTTTTCTGAGAGAAGAGGCGCAGATGGCCGAGATGGCCCTGCGCTG